CAACAACACATACATTAACATTTACTACTGACCCCACATCTTACGCAGACGAAGACGGAAGAAACTTTGTCCTAAACTTCGGCGGTTCACCAGGGGGCACTTGTACGGTTACAATACCCGCGCTGGAAACAGTGTATATGGTATTGAACAATACAGCAGATAGTAATGATATAATCTTAACAACAGGAAGCGGAACAACATTCACTGTCCCTTCTGGTCGTGACGCGTTTGTTTATTCAGATGGTACTAACGTAGGTAATGCGTTAGCTGACCTACAGGTAACAACAGTCAATGGGCAGGATTTAACAACTGTCCCATCAAGTGGATTCGTAATCGCAATGGCGATTGCATTATAAAGGAGTAAAGCATGGCGCAGAATTTTAGAAGGTACACATCTAATGCAGTCGGGACTTCTGCTGCTACCCTCTTTACTGCAAACTCATATGATACTGTAGTTGGAATCTCAGTCGCAAATATTACAGCAAGCGCGATTAACGTAAGCGTGTATATTAATGACGCAAGTAATGATATTTACTTAGTCAAAGACGCCCCGATTCCTGCAGGTTCATCTTTGCAGGTACTAGATGGTGGCGCGAAATTCGTAGTCCAGTCGGGCGACGCATTAAAAGTAATTTCTGATACAGCATCTTCAGCTGACGTATGGGTTTCAGCAGTGGATGATATATCAACATAAGGAGTAAGAATTGAGTTATATAGGTAATCAACCAGCCGAGAAGTACACAACCTTCTCTGTTCAGCACTTTACAACTAGTGCCACAACTACATATACGCTTGATTATCCTGTAGCTAATGAAAACGAAATTGCTCTTTTCATTAATAACGTGCGCCAAGAACCAGGGTCTTCCTATGCATATACAGCAGACGGAACTAACTTAGTACTATCATCAGCAACTTCTGCGACAGATACTATGTATGCAGTGTTTATTGGTAAAGCAGTTCAAACAGTTACACCAGGTGCTAACTCTATTACTGCTAGCATGTTCAACAGCAATACTTCTTTTGAATTTCCTACACAGCTTTATGTAGCAGAAGCTACACTAACAGATGGTGCTACGATTGATTGGAACTTAGAAACACAACAGGTTGCTAAAGTAACTCTAGCTGGTAACAGAACTTTAAATGCTCCCACAAATCAAAATGCTGGTGGCTTCTATGGTTTAATGATTATCCAAGATGCTACAGGTTCTAGAACTCTTAGCTTCAATTCTGTTTACAAGTTCACTAATGGGTCGGCTCCAACTTTAAGTACATCTAATGGTGCTAAAGATATTCTAGTATTTAGAAGTGATGGTACAAATTTATATGAAGTAGGAAGGAGCTTAAACGTAAGCTAATGTTTGCACTCGTAGAAAATAATCAGTTTGTCAAAACAATATCTTCTAGTAAAGGTATTGAATTAAATGAAGTCCAATATCCTAAAACAATATTTACTTTATGGACCGAAGCAGAAAGGAATGCGATAGGCGTTTATGAGATCACTGTTGATTCCCAAAATAAAAAGGATGAGGCGTATTACATTAATACGGACATTACATACTCTTTTAACAATGGGATTGTTACTGGTAGTTATGGTACTGCTACTGCAAAACAATTAACTAATGTTTTATTTGTTGAGGGAGATGAGATTCCTGAAGATAAAGCGGTAGGCGATATTAAAGTCCCAGGATTAAAAGAACAAAAGATTTCAGTTATTAAACAACAGGCAGCAGGTTTACTTGCTCCAACAGATTGGCATGTCGTAAAAGCGGCAGAGGTTGCAGAGTATTCTGTACCTGCAGATATCTCTACATACAGAGCGGCGGTTCGTACAGCCTCTAATGATATGGAAGCAAAGATTAATGCGGCGGCAGATGTGGATGCACTAAAGACTTTATATGAATATACAGAACAAGAAGATGGTACTTTCACTAGACCACTCGGCGAATTTCCAGAGGAGATTGAATAATGGCATTATCTAAAATACCAGCAGCAGCATTTAGCTCAGACCCAGGTGTAAACTTCCGCAACATCATCATCAATGGTGATATGTCTATTGCACAGAGGGGTACTTCTTTTACAGGACAAACAAGTGGTGGTTATTACAATGATAGATTTAAAACTGGAATAAGTGGTTTAGGTACTTGGACTATTTCTCAAGTTACTGATGCTCCTACAGGACAAGGCTTAGTTAAATCTCAAAAGTTTGATTGTACTACTGCTGATGCCTCACCTTCTGCGGGAGATTTCTTAACATACCTTCAAGCAATAGAAGGTCAAAATATTCAAATGTTAAAAAAAGGAACAGCAAATGCTGAAAGTTTGACTTTATCATTTTGGGTTAAATCAAACAAAACAGGAACTTATATCTCTCGTTTGTATGATGTAGATAATCAAAGAGTCATCTCTAAATCTTATACTATTAGCAGTGCTTCGACTTGGGAAAAGAAAACTTTAACTTTTGCGGGAGATACATCTGGAACTTTAGATAATGATAATGGTTATAGTTTTGCTGTTGAGTGGTGTTTAGGTGCGGGTACGAATTATACTTCTGGAACTTTAAATACTTCTTGGAATAGTAAAACAGATGCTGACCAATTTGTCGGTCAAGTAAACCTAGCCGACAGTACATCTAACGAATGGTACATCACAGGAGTACAATTAGAAGTCGGCACATCTGCTAGTGATTTTGAGTTCTTACCTTATGATGTGAATTTAGGAAGATGTCAGAGGTATTATTTCGAAGAAGGTAACAATGCTCAAGGTTTTGTTGCTGGTGCTTTTAACGTATCTGATTCGCCTTTTAGATATACATTTTTAAAACCCATGAGAGCAGCGCCTTCAGGTTCAATAGGTGGCTCAGTTAATACAGATTTAAAACTTTATAGTGCGGGAAGTGATAAAACTTTAAATAATGTAGGATTTTCAGCTATTACTACACACGGTGCAAGGGTAGATATATATGCACCTGGTCAATTTACTGACGGACAAACAGGACATTTTTATTTACTTAATAACACAGGAAAATTTAAATTTGATGCGGAGTTATAGATGATACAGACAGTAACAAAAATTATAAGTGCAATGGATAATTCAATTACATATAAAGTTGTTTTTCAAGATAATTCAACAATCTATGTACCTCACGACACAGACAACAGACACTACCAAGAAATACTAGAATGGGTAGCAGAAGGAAACACAATTACAGATAATGGGGGTGGTGAGTAATGGCATACGTAGGAAGAATACCGCAAACGGGCGCATATCAACTGATTGATGATATCTCAGGCTCATTCAACGGCACACTAACAAGTTTCACATTACAGTCGGGCTCACAGAACATTACTGTAGAGAACGAGCAATCCCTGATCATCAGCATTTCGGGCGTTGTCCAGTACCCGAATTCCGCGTACACTGTGAGCGGCAACACCATAACATTCACCAGTGCCCCCCTCTCGACCGATACGTTTAGTGGCGTATTGTTAGGGAACGTATTTGATATAGGGACTCCAACCGATGCAACCGTAGGTCAAGCATCATTGAGCTCCACATTCATCGCGCAAAACGCACAGACATTTAACAACATAACCATAGGCGCAAGCAAGAACGCTTCTGCCGCGGGACCGATTACTGTCAGCGGAACTTTAACCATTCCATCTGGTAGTACTTTTGTGATAGTATAGTAGGAATAAATTATGAGTACATTAGAAGTAAATACAATAACCCCACAATCGGGAAGTACCATTACTTTAGGAAGTAGTGGCAACACAGTAGCCTTAGGCAGTGGTGTAAGTGGAAGTGGATTTGGAAAGATTGGTCAAGTGGTTAGTACACCATTAACAACTACAGTAGTTACAAGTTCATCTACATTAACACCAAGTGGTTTTAGTGTTTCAATTACACCAAGTTTTACATCATCTAAAATATTTTTAAGTCTAAGCTGTAATGCTTATATCAACACAGACCCTTATGGTTATGTAGGGTTTTTCAGAGGAACAACAAATTTAGGTGGTTCTAATCATGGTATGTTTACTATTAGTACACCTGACAAATATATGCCAATGACATTTCAACACCTAGATAGTCCTAATTCTACATCTTCTTTAACTTATAATGTTTACTTTAAAAAATCTGGAACAAATAATGTTTATCTTAATCCTACTGCTGGGGAATTAGGTAGTGGAGTTCCAGACGGAGCAACAGGAGTATTATCAGCAATGGAGGTACTCGCCTAATGTCTATACTCAAGGTTAATACCATACAGGATAAAGGTGGCAACACTATTATCTCTAGTGATGGAAGTGGAGCGTTTACCTCTAATGTAGCACCTAAAGATAATACTGTCACAATGGCAAAACTTTCTACAAGTGCTACTGAAGCTGATAATGTTAAACAAAGAGTAGCAAAAGTTTGGGTAAAATTTGATGGAACAGGTACTCCTTCTATAGATGATGATTTTAATGTTAGTAGCATTAGTGATGGTGGAACAGGTATTTTTACAGTCAATTTTTCATCTAATTTAGGTAATGATAACTATGCTCTTGCAGGTTCTGTTGGAGGAAATTCTGGAAGAATTATGGGTCAAGAAGGAACTTACTCAACAAGTGCTGTTACTGTTCGTGTAAATGATTTTAATGGCAATTTATCAGATGAAGGTCGTAATTCTGTTATAATATTTGGAGATAGTGCATAATGGCAGACCAAACAAAAAGAATTATTTTTAAACAGGGTAATGGTGTAATCGCTATTATTATTCCTGCAATTAATGAAAAAAGGTCTATTGAAGAAATAGCTCGTAAAGACGTACCAACAGGCAAAGCGTATAAAATTGTCAATGTATCAGAAATATCTTCAGATAGAACATTTAGAGATGCGTGGACCATTGCTGATAATGAATTGACAGATGGAGTAGGGGATTAATGGGTATTACAGTTGACATAACCAAAGCTAAAGATGTTTGGAAAAATAAAATAAGAAAAGCAAGAGAATCTGCTTTAAAAAAATTAGATATAGATTATATGAAAGCACAAGAACAAAGTAGCGATACCACTTCTATTGTTGCTGATAAAAACACATTAAGAAATTTACCAAGTCAGGTAGATTCTGCGACCACAGTTGATGAAATTAAAGCTGTGTGGAATGATATGTTAGGAGATAAATAATGACATCTTTAATTAAAGTAGATTCAATTCAGACATCTGCTGGGGGAACTCCTACAGCTTCATCTTTAGGTATTGGTGGTGTTGGTAAGATTGGTCAAGTGGTTCATGGTTTAACTTCTACAGCAGTGAATGTAACAACAAGTACTTTTACAGATACAGGATTAACAGCTTCGATTACCCCTACTAGCACTTCAAGTAAAGTGTTAATTATAATTTCTCAAACATTAGTTACTGATAGAGATAGTGAGTATGGAAGGTCTAGGTTTAGAATACTTAGAGATGGAAGTGGTCTTGCAAATGCTGAATGGAATAGATTAATGTGGATTGAAGCTGGAGGAGTAGGTGCAGTAAAAAATGGCGGATTGGTAGCTGTAAATTATTTAGATACTCCAAGTTCAACAAGTTCTTTAACCTACAAAACACAAGGAGCGGCAGAAACTACAACTAATAATGGAACTGCAAGATTTCAACAAAATTCAGAGTCATCTTTTATAACACTAATGGAGGTACTAGCATAATGGCTATCACAAGACTGAACAATAACTCGATTACCTCTGTTACTGCTTTGCCTAGTGCAATACCTACAGGGAAAGTTTTGCAAGTTAAACAAACTTATGTAAATACTACTAGCAGTCAGTCTTTATCAAATTCAGCTTTTACAAATATTACAGGCTTAGAAGTATCTATTACTCCTTCTAGTACAAGTAATAAAATACTTATATTTGTAGAATGGTGTGGCGAACACAGTGAAGATAACCCACATAATAACTTATTTGGTATTAAAAGAAATTCTACAGATATTGGTTTACCTTCAAGTTATGGAAGTAGGCAACCAGGAATTGCTCCTATAAATATTAGTTTTGGTTCTAATGCGGATTCTACACCTGAAAATGCAACCTATAACTTTCTTGACAGTCCTAATACAACGAGTTCTATCACATATAGAGCTACTATTTTCTGTCAAGGTAGCGGTCAGACATTGTATAACAATCGAACAGTAAGTGATAGTGATGTAATAGATTATGAAAGATTAACATCATCAATAACAGTAATGGAAATCGCAACATAAATTTAAAAGGAGAAAAGCAAAATGACAGACATAGCAACAGCAATACAATCTCTCAACAAAAAGGGTGGCAATAGCCATGAGTTTGTTGTCAGAGGTGAACCAACAAATGAAGCAGAATACAACAGTAATGTTGATTATGTTTCAGGTAGTGATGCTAATGGTACTGCTATCTTCTCTGATACTAAACCTTATACATGGTCTGAAGTAAGTGCTGAAAAAGCATTACTACAAACTGAGTATGATAATAATCAGTATCAAAGAGATAGAGCTTCTGCTTACCCATCAATCCAAGACCAGTTAGATATGCAGTATCACGATACTGTAGACGGAACTACTACTTGGAAAGATGCAGTAGCAGCAGTTAAAACAGCACACCCTAAGCCATAGGAAATTAAAAGAGAGTTAAATGAAAATAGACCTCAAAATGATATTACCGTACATAGTACTGGCAGCTAGCATAGCTATGTCTTGGGGTATGTTTTCAGAAAGACTCAATGCGGTTGAAAAGAAAGTAGATTCCGTAACACAAATGCAACAAGACATTGCCATTATCAAAGAGAAGATAATGTGGATGGAGAATTACTTAATATCAATACCTAAGCGGTAGGGAAGGGGGCACGGGCAAAATGCCATTCGTACAATTAACAGCGCCTCCAGGGGTTATCACAGACATCACAGACTACCAAGCGCAGATGCGATACACAAACGCAGACAAGGTGCGCTTCTTCCAGGGATATGCGGAGAAGATAGGCGGCTGGACTAAGAGGTTCAGTTCCGCGCAAATCAGTGGTGCGTGCCGAAACATTCTACCCCATCGTGATCTCAACGGAACCAAGATGATTCTCATGGGTACATCAACCCATGTCTATATTGAATACTCGGGTGTTGTTTATGATGTTACTCCTTACAGAACAGATACAGTTAGTTTAACAAATCCATACACAACAGGAGCGGCAGGTACTAGTACTGTTACAGTTACAGACGTATCACACGGTCTCGCGAATACCGACCCAGGTTCACGTGTGGTTATTGATACGGCGGTGACCTTAGATGGTATTACTATTGCGGCGGGCGAATATGTTGCAACTTATGTAAGTGCAAATACTTATACAATTGAAGGCTCAGGTACAGCTGTTACAGGTGGTGTGACAGGCGGCGGAGCTGTGGACTTACGTTATCTCGTGAACAATGGTCCTTCCGATGGTTTAACAGGTTACGGTTATGGTGTAGGTTTATGGGGACAATCATCTTGGGGTACAGCAAGAAGTACATCAGGTATTGTTTTGTCACCAAGAGTTTGGTCAATGGATGCGTGGGGTGAAGACATTGTAGCATCTGTAGGTGGTGGTGAAGATACTATTTATTATTTTGATATCAGCGCGTTTATCGCATCCCCTTCTACTTTCCGTGGTACAACTTTATCTTATTACATTACAAATACTTTAAGCGGTGATGCATCTCAAGTCCCGAGTAAAGTTGGACAAGTCATGGTATCCACACCAGACAGACACTTAATTTGTTTTGGTTCTAATCCTGTAGGTTCATCAGACTATGATCGAATGACTGTACGCTTTTGTAACCAAGAAGATTTTCAGACATGGACACCTCAGCTAATTAATACAGCGGGTGAACAAAGACTAGGTACAGGTACAAACATTGAAGCTGTAGAAAAAGGTCGTGGTCAAATATTCTTATGGACAGATGTGGATGTCTATTCAATGCAGTTTATTGGTCCACCATTTACATTTTCATTCTCAGTGCTAGGAGAAATCTCTGGTACCATATCCAAGAACGCGGCAACCACAATCGAGGGTGCTTCATTCTGGATGGGTGTGGATAACTTCTATATGTATGATGGTGCTGTGCGTACTTTAGAATGCCCTGTATTGACACACATCTTTAATGACTTCAACCAAGTACAGCGCGAAAAAGTTTTCTGTGGACAGAATATTAAGTTCAATGAACTCTGGTGGTTCTATCCATCAGCGGGTTCTTTAGATGTAGATAAGTATGTTATCTATAATTACATTGATAAGACTTGGTCTATTGGTGACTTAGGTAGAACAGCGTGGGCAGATTCTAATATTTATTCTAATCCACTAGCGATTGATTCTTCTGGTATCCAATACAATCAAGAAGATGGAGTCGATGCGGCAGGTAGCGCGATTACTGCTTTTGTCGAAACAGGTTTCTTTAATGGGGATCAGAATGGTGACAATGTTTACTTCTTAGATAGAGTGATTCCTGATGTCACATTTAAAAACGGCAGTGTAATGAAGTTTACATTAAAGACAAAGATATATCCTCAAGGCGAGCAGATAACCAAAGGACCATTCACAATCAATTCAACAGATGGTGATTTTGATTTTCGCGCTAGAGGTAGATCGTTTCAAGCAAAGTTTGAATCCGACACGACTGGTGTATCATGGAGATTAGGTACATGGCGTGCTGACGGTAGACAGGATGGATTAAGGTAATGGCATTATACAGCAGACCCGCATACCCCGAACCTTCATACAAAGAAAGAACTGAAGGTAAGATTGATGTGAGAACATATGATGCATTGATACAGGTTTTAAAATTAAGGGATTACTCAGAAGAGAATCCACCAGTCAAAATATCAGACCAAACAGAAGCGAGAGCTTATACTTGGTTTATGGGGAATGGAGATTAATGTCAACACTATATAAATCAGTCGGCTTTGATTTAAATACAACCAACTTAACCACAATCTATACTTGCCCTGAAGAAACAGAAACAATTATGAAGAGTATCCAGACTGTGAATTACGGGGGAAGTAATGTAGATTTAGAAATATTTGTTAATAAGGGTGGTACCGATTATGATATTGCTCACCACACCATTGGCGGTAAAGTATCTTTAAATAGTATTGACAGTACTATTGTTTTAGAAGAAGGTGATATATTAAAACTACAAGCGCAGACAGCTAACTCGATTAGCGGTTTGGTTTCCTATTTGGAGGTCAGAAGTGATACGAAAAACCCGATATAATTTCGCCGTGCCCCCCTTGTATTCGGGGCAAAAAAAGGATATAATATTATGATGCAAGGATACGCAGGTCCAGTACAGCAAGGAGATATGGTCGTACGCGCGAACGAGGTTTCGCCAGGTATTACTGCACTCTTATCTAAACAGAACAGGAAGGGGGCACAGGGAATCTATGAACTTCCTAGTGCGAAACAGCCAGCCCCGAACTACTACAACATGGCATTAGACAATGTCCAAAACGATATTCGATCAGCGGCGCGTACCGTCAACTCATTAGCGCCCGAAGGTGAGCGACTAGCTTACATTAATCCACAAGAAGAAGGTATTTTAAAACTATTAGGTGGTTCAGGTCAACCTGAGCCTGTGACTGGTATTCCTTCTTATGCTCCTCCAGGCAGAGGGGCAACTGGAACAAGTCCACAATTCACAGGTTCTTACAGCCGCCCCAAAAGCGGAGGTGGTGGGGGCAATCAAAATAAGCCTGCACCTAAGCAAGGTGACCAATCTATATTAAGAGATTTAGAAAATGCAATGGCGGCTAGAGAAAAAGAAACGGGCGTTAAGATGGCTCCACGAATTACTGAACCTAAAAAAGAAAAAGGGTTCTTTGAAAAATTGTTTGGTGGTAATGATGAAGTTAAAGCAATTCAATCAGAAGTAGATTCGAAAATTGCAGAAGTTAAAAACGATCCTAACCTAACAAACTTCCAAAAGAATCAAATGATAGACAGACTTAAGTTCGCTAAAAGTCCTGAAGGCAGAAGCACTGGCTACAGTATGGGCGAACTATCCAAGATGATTATGTCAGGTGTTGACCAAAACAGATTAGGTAGCATAAGATTAGGCGGTAAAGATGCTAAACAATTATTAGATGCAGGAGTTATCACAAAAGAAAATTACGATCAAGCTTTAGCTAACATTGAAAAGTATGGGCGTGGTGTGGTATTTGATCCAGTTAAAAAAATTCTAAGAACAGCCCCACCAACAGGTAAAGAATTTTTAGGTGATGTAACTAGGGGTGCTGGAAGTCTTTTAGAAAATTTACCTTTAATGCGACTTATTAAATCATTAGGTGGCGGTGAAGAAGTTGAAAAAGAGCCTACTGAAAGTGAACAAGAATTTCAAGACAGAGTTAGATCAATATTATTAGGTTCAGGCGCAGTTGGTGGTGCAGGTATGGACCCAGGAACTGCAAGAGCAATGTACGGTCAAGAAAAGATGTTAGATTATGCAGGACTAAGTCCATCATTTTTTGATCCAGCCACGGCAGGTACAGGATTTAACTTAGCAACAGGACAATTTGGGGAGAGAGCTACCGTAGGACAACCTGCAATTAGCGCTCAAGCAGAAGGAGCTATTACTCGAGCTATGTCTCCTAAAGATAGTGGTGGTGATAATATTCCATCAGCGGCTACAAGTACTACAGAAGAAGAAGAGGAAGAGACTACAGAAGGACTTCCGTATTTTTCATACGCTAGAAGATTTCAACAACCAATGACTTACCAAGATATTATTAAAAGAGCCTATGAAGGCACAGATAAAAATTTATTAGAAAGTTTACAAGACGCAATAGCAAGAGGGACAGCTTAATGGCATTTTTAGATTTTTTATTCGGGACTAAACAAGCAGCACAAGATACAACAACTCAGATAAAACTTCCTGAGTATATGGAAAAAGCTGCTGAGTCTTTAGTAGCAACTGCAGGTGATGTAGCGAAAGAGCAATACATTCCTTACACAGGTCCTAGACTTGCTACAATGTCACAAGCAGAAAAAGACGCAATAGCAAGAGCTCAAGCTCAAACAGGTATTGCAGGTACTCAAGCAGGTCAAGCATTCACTGCGGCAACAGCAGCGGGGGCACCGATTGGTCAAGCTGATCTTCAAAGATATATGGACCCATACATGACCAGCGTGGCGGACATCGCGGCAAGAGAAGCGCGAAGACAGTCTGCTATTGAACAACAAGGTATTGCGGCGCAATCTGCACAAGCAGGTGCATTTGGTGGTTCACGCCAAGCTGTGTTGGAAGCTGAGCGTCAAAGAAATTTACAACAAGGTATCTCTGATATCTATACACAAGCCCAGCAACAGGCTTTCCAAACTGCACTCGGCGCGGCACAACAAGAAAGACAGCAACAATTACAATCTGCATTAGGTATGGCAAGCACTGGTCAAGCAGGTCAAGCGGCAAGACAAGCAGATTTTCAACAAATGATGGGCATTGGCGGATTACAAAGACAAATGGAGCAACAAGGTTTAGATGTAGGATACCAAACATTTATGCAAGAAAGAGATTATCCTAAACAACAACTTGGATTCTACTCTGATATTCTTCGTGGAGTTCCTACAGGTGAAACAAGAATGTATTCAGGTGCACCAATACAACAACCTAGTTTATTCTCACAAGCGATGGGTCTAGGTATCCAAGGATTAGGTGTAGCGGCAAATTTAGGATGGAGTCCTTTAGGTTAATGGCAGAAAAAAATAACGGAATACTTGATAACTTAAATAGACTTGGTATGACTACCTTAAGCATACCATACAACCTTAGTTCTGATTTTTTAAACCGTATCCCATTTTTAAATTTAGATACTCCTTATATTGACCCTAACGCAGAAGGTTTTATGCAAGGTGGTTTTATAACTAAAGATGAAATGGATAAAATGCGCGAGGATAGAATAGTTGAAAATATGGGAGATGAGTATAAAGGAATGTTAACTGGTGATTCGGGTATCGCAACTCTCACAGGTATGGAAGGTTCACCAGAAATGCCTGCACAAAAACCCAAGCTAGCGGCAGAGCCTGATATTGAATTAAAACCAAGACCAACAGAAGAAGATAAAGCCGCGGCTAAAAAAAGAATTGAAGGTGATAAGGAAGAGCCTAAAGAAGATGACAGACCTAAAACTTTAAAAGATTATATGTCTAAAATTCTTGATGATGGTGATGCTTTGATTGCTCTAGGAGGTGCTATAGCCAGAGGTGAAGGTTTAGTCGGTGGATTAGAAGAGTTCTCTAAAACTAGAAAAGAATCAGAGGCAACTGAGTACGCTAGGCAGGTTGCTAAATATGAAAGAGAAAGACAAGCAGAATTAGATGCGCTAGAAAAGACAGCAACTTTAGCAGAAGTGGCTTATAAAGAAAGTCAACTAACAAGTGATGAGCAAAAGATAGCACAAGACTTGGCTATCCAAAAAGCTAGAGCCCAAGGAATTACTGACATAGAATCAGTAGAGTTTGCTGAAATATATGCAGACGCTATTGAGTCAGTTGTTAATAAAGAGAAGCCTTTAAGTCTAGCAGACATAGCAGAAGGAAACGCTTTTCAGGCTTTAGGTATTGATCCAACTGGAGCGGGAATGAATACTGTGACAAGTATTCCCATACTTGACTTAAAAACATTAGAACAAGTTAACTAATAAGTAAAGAGCTTAGCTCTTGAATACACGAAAGTGTAACTAAAAATATGGCAGAAGAAATAAAATACATACCAATTAGTGACGAAAAAGTCACATCCTTATTATCAGAAGCTTCTGCTACCTCAGCCCAAGGAGCGTCATTATCCCAAAAACTTGCTCAAAGTCCATTAACAACTGAACCAACAAGAACTCCTAAAAATATAGCTTATGTAAGATTAGGCGATGATGCTGATAGTCCTATGGTTCAGATAGATGCTGATGCTCCCCAAGAAGAAATACAATCACTTTTAAAAAATCCAGAACTAGAGAAAAAACTATTTGAACAAGGGTATGTTTACAAGTATGGTGTAGGCGCGGAAAGATACAACAGACCCGATGATTTAAACGACACTGCTTTTATGAAAGGTTTGAAAGGTGGTTGGACTGGTCTTAAGACTATAGGAGCGGGGGCACTGGGAACCGTATTCGATTTACTGGGTGCAGAAGATTTAGAGAAAGCAACGAATGATGCTATTCAAAGATACCAACTAGAAGGACAAGCCAAACAATATATTAAAACAGATGATGGGGAAATAATTCCTTTCAGTACATCTGTCGAAGAAATATTTAATTCTGAAGCCAGAACAAAAGACTTTTTAAAATGGTTAAGTTTTAATGTGGGTCAAGGATTAGTAACCACCATTCCTATTTTTGCGGCAAGCTTAGTTAATCCCGTCATAGGTGTGGGAGCTGCTTACGGTATGGGTGTTGGTGATTCTCGAATCGCTCAGCTGGAAGCTACTGATTTTGAAAAAGCTAATGCTGGAATTTCTTTAGCTGCAGGTATCCCTTACGCGGCGGCAGAAAGATTTTTCGGTGCTGGTATGCGCTTGGCGGATTTATTAAATCCTGCTAAAGAAGGTGCAAAAGAAGCTTTTGAAAAAGTATTAAAAGAAAGTACAGCAAAGACTATCGCGAAAGCTACAGGTAAAAGTATGCTGGGCGAAGCAGTGGCTGAAGGAAGTCAAACTGTTGTCACTGAAACTGCAGGCAAAACTGAAGAAGCCTTATACAAAGATCAAAGTATAATAGCAGGTCTATCTGATTTATACACAGATAAAAATTTCTATAAAAATATAGGTGAAGCGGCAGCTGCTGGTGCTGCGGGCGGTGGACCATTTGGTATTGCAGGTGGAGTTGCCCAAAGAATAAACATTAATGAGGCGGGTAAAGTTGATGTAAAAGATTCTAAAGAATACACTGACCAAAGACCAATTGACGAAAACAATAAAGACCTTGTGGATAAGTTAGGTGAAGATTTTAAAAATAAAAAATATACTATTACTGGTGTAGGACAAAGCATAGGTATAGATGGTAAACCTATATTAGACGAAAATGAAAACCCCGTTAAGCCAACTTTTGAAATCAAAGGTGTTTATGATGACAAAGGTAAACGAAAAGTTATTTTAAAGGACACTACACCTGGAGCAGCGCGTACTTATTTAGATCAAGATGCTTCTATTTTAGATTATTTAAATGTAGAAGAAGATGTTGCAACAGACAAAGTAACTACTCCTGTACTACAAGTGGGTGAAATATATACAGATAATAAAGGTAATAGATTTGAAATATTAGAAATATTAGACCCAGATAAGTTAGGAGTAACCAATAAAACTATTAGGTTTAAAGAGTTAGATAGACCAGATCGTGAAGTTGGTACTATGGATTACAATGGTTGGGTTAAAAATGTTAAAGGCGGGTCATTCCAAAGATCAAGTGAGAAACCTGTTTTTGATAAGCCTGGTGACTATGATAAAGTTAATGTTAAACCAGCTACAACTAAGCAAAAAGAAAAAGCTAAAAATATTTTAAAAGCTAGAGGCTACACAGATGGTGCTATTGATCGTATAGATTCCGCTGGTAATCGTGCTTTACTGATAGAAGCTAACAGCGAAGATTCCCAAAATTATATTTCACCAGAAGAAACAGAAAGACTAGGTCAACTAGGTTACCTAGAAGAAATGGCTAATGGGTTTACTGTTGAAGTTCCGCGCGGCGGCAAACAATCTATATATACAGCACAAAAAGTAAATGAGATTTTAAACAACACATCTATAAATAGAAAGACAGGTAAAAGTGTTGGCAGAGAAATTCTAGAAGATATACTAGAGAACAACGTGGAGAATACAACTACTCCCGTAGGCAAAGAGGTAGTCGGTAGAACATCCGCCGTGCCCCCTCTGAGCGAACAGGAAATTGTTAATCAGTCAGACGAAAAGATAGCAAAGCAGTTATCTAAAATTGGTGATCAGTTACGAGATCCTAAAACACCAGAAAATAAAAAACAAGAAATACTTAACTCTAGAGATATTTTAGATGTTGCTTCTTCTACAGAAATGTATCGCCCTGCAATAGATAGAAGATATGAGATGGAAAGTCTAGCCACTAGGATTGGATTTGGTGGTACTCCTGCCGCGATTATAGGTTACCAAAAAGCAATTGAGGGTCTAAAGAAACGAGTTGGTATTACTGAAGAAGATAGAGCTGAACAAATAAAACAATTCCAAGATAGAATAGATTCTGCTGAAGAAGATTTAAGAAGATTTAATATTTTATATTCTTCTTTCGGATTTCCCCCATTAACTAGAGAACAATTTAATAAAATAAAACACAACTCATTTCCTAAAAGAAATGACATACGCCAAATGTATCAGGGTAAACCTGAAGGAAACTTAACACAAGTTAAAGAAGTATGGGAAGCAACAGACGATTCTCAAGTTATTAAAGCCAGAGAAAAGCAAACTATTATTAATGATAATAAAATTAAAGCGAGACTTAATCAAACTTTCTTAGGTACAATCAGCAATACTTTTTGGAATATGGATGGAGGCTATCCTGGGAACAAACCATCAGCTAATGCAGACTTAGCCGTAGTATATATGATGCCTAAAAGTTTTACCAAATTAGCTTTAAAAGAACCAGACTTAACTATGGCAAGACAATTGCAAAGACAAATTGCTTACGCTAGAGAAGGTACTAATGGTATCACTCCACCTTATTTAGAACTGACAGTAGAGCAAGATGAAAATAATAATTATACTGTAATTGTTAATGGACATGAAGGTAGAGGTAGAGCGCATTTCGCTAATAGTTTAAATCCAAACAAACCTATACCTGTTTTAATAAAAGTAAATCAAAAAGGTAAGAAGTATAAAAATTTAACATTAGCTAAAGGGGACAGTTACAAAGAAGTAAGGGATAGAGTATTTAGAAATCCTAAGACTATTTATCAGAACGAAGCTCTCACTAAGATAGATGATCTTCCTGAAGAACAGCAAGTAGAATACAATCCTAAAGCTTATACTTCTAAAGAGGTGCCTATTGTTGGATTCATTCATGACACTGATAGCAAGTTTGGTCCTATATTTAAAGATGATTATGAATATAATCCTTTTGGTATGGATATTCAAATGGCGCAACTTGCGCCGAGATATACTCAAGAGTTTACAAAGAATATGCCCAGAGTATATACAGCATTAAGAAATGAATTAGATAGACTAGGCTTAACATATGTAAATTTAAGTATCGTTAATAGGTGGTTAGATGGTGCCAGAGCAAAAGGTAAATTTATATCACATCAAGACATAGCAACTCAAGCTTTGAATTTCCAGAAGCCTCAATTGATATCTGTATTAAATAGTCCTAAAGGGGAATATGGTGGAGTTGTTACTACTACTGATTCTCAATTAATGACACTAAGACATGAAGCAATGCACGCTATGTTTAACAGTGGATTCTTTACAGATCAAGAAATGAAAGTGTTAAAAGATTATTCTAAAAGAGTTTGGGTAGATAAGTATAATGTTAGAAATAGTTATTCGGGACAGCCAAATGCTTCTGAAGAATTATATATTGAAGAGGGAATAACATTTGCTTTCGCAGATTACTTAGCCAATAAGTATGCAGCGAAAGGAATATTAGCGCAAGCTTTTGAAAGATTAAAAGCTTACTTAATAGCTTTAGGAAATGCGCTACGTGGTTTAGGATTTACAACAGCAGAAGATATATTTAATGATATAGATGCTGGAATGTTTAAAGAAAGAGTAGAAGAATACAAGAGATTAGAACGTAATAATATAATAATGAATAATAGTATTCTAGCTAAACAGTATGGTAAAGCTACTTTTGATACTCAGATTGTTAATGCTTTTGGTTCTCTATCAGATGCACCAGGTACACAACCCAATTACAAAAATAGTTTAGAGTATATTGATGAGCCATCATCACCAGATTTGGATACTTATATACCAGGTACTAGACAAACGCTTAGAAAAGAAATGCGTGAAATGGCTAACGATATTAAATCGCAGGAAAAAGAAGAAGCACGTGGTGTAGTTACTGAAAAAGGTTTAGGTACTTTTAGCAGAGTATTATCACACGCTAGAATCTGGGCAAAGAAATATCCTATTTTTGAAAAACTATATACTGCTGTAAATTTTAGAGATCAAAAGTCTAGAGAGTTACAAAGTAAGTTTGTAGAAATTTTAGGTAAGAGTTATTTAAAAGTAATCCGCAATCCTCAAGCTACAGATTTATTAAACAAAGCATTCGAAATATCTCAGCAAGTTCCTGGCAGATATAGAAGAGACCAGAATGGTCGAATAGTTTTTCGCGCTGATAGAGATGGTGATGGTGCTGATAGTAAAGTTAAAGCAGGGGATGTGGTTATCCTTGAAGGTGATTTAGCAGATGCTTACGAAAATGCACAAGAAGGTATTCAGTATATGCACAAAGAAATTGTTAGAGGTTTACTAGCTAATGATGCATCAACTGAATTATTAAATAGCGCAATTGCTTTAGCAATACAATATGAAGCATTAGATTTAACAGGCAAAACTTTTATCAATAATACAAAAGCTATCACAGAATTAACTGATAAAGATTTTGAGAATCTAAGTTATGCTGACATTAATCAAATTACAACAGCTATAGCTAACTTACAAGAAACAATTCAAGACAACCCAGAGTTTTTAATTAACAGAGGTATCTCTACTGATGAAGCTAAAATTTTAAATAGTGAAATCGCTCGAGTACTGGGGGCACGGGATTCGGCTGAGGTCGCTGGGTCTGGTATGCTTGCCTTAAGTAGCGAATTAAAAAAGTATGATGATTTTACGAAAACAGATTACGTACCTTTACAAAGATTTGGTAACTATTTTATTGTGGTAAAAGATAAAGATAATAAGACTGTTGATTACAGATTATTTGAAAGAGGATATTTTGGTGGAAGATTATCTAATGAAGAAAGGGAAGTGCGGGCTGAGCTTGAGGCGAAGTATGGTGGCAATACAGACTACACAATATCAGAGTCCAGAGAAGTAAGTATCCAACAATTAAGAGATAGAGTGCAAGCAGATTTTGCTAGCATAGATTCCGCCGCAAGTTTTATATCTGATACCAATAAAGAGTTATATAATCAAATAAGAAAAGAAATAGAAACTATATTAAACAAAGGAACTGATTTAACTAAAGGTCAAGTGTTAGGGTTCAGCGCTTTCATTAAACCTCGTAAACAAGAAGGCGGTATTCCAGGATATAGTACTGATTTCGCTAGAGCAATTACCCAATATGGTTTGGCTAGTAGTAATTTTGCATCTGGCAATAGATTCAATCACACAATAGGTAAGGCTTGGCGAGATACTCAAGACGAAAAACAAAACCCAGATAAAAATTTAAGAGAAGCTTCTAATGATTGGTACCAATATGTATTAAATCCTAAACAAGAGTTAGCTAGTATTAGAAGATTAGGTTTCTGGTATTACCTTGGTGGTAATCTTTCTTCAGCATTCTTACAGTTAATGAGTGTTGTGCAATTTAGTGGTCCAATATTAAGCACAATTTCTGGTAAGAAACAATCTGCCGCAATAGAATTATCTAAAGCATTTAAAGATGTTATGAAGATGTTACAGTTTAATGGTAGAAGATACCAAGATGTTTATATAGATTTTAATAAACTTCCAGAAGACGTACGTGAAGACGCGATGGCTGATGTGTTTAATGGTACTATTAAACAAGGTATGGCTATGCATGAAGCAGGTATGCCACAAGGTGGCGGAATTGTTGGAAGAAATGAAAGATTAAAAAGAAATTTCAGAACATTCGAGAACACTGTTATTGGGGGTGTGTTTAATACTTTTGAAACTATTGCGCGTTTAACTGCTTACATCGCTACACATAGAATAATGCAACAAACAGACGCTATGGAAAATGCTACTAAGTTTTTTAAAACAGATGCTGATTTCCAATCTAACATGGATAGGAATAACGGGGTGGCTACGCCTAGAATGGTAGCCCAACAAATGTTGGAAGAAACTTTCGGTGTGTATGGTAAATTAAATAGACCTAAATATATGAGAGGTTGGGGTTCTGTGTTCTTCTTATTCCAGACATACATCAGTCAGATGTATAGTTTAATGATTAGAATGTTTAAAGACCGAGGTCCTGCAGGTAAAAAAGCGTTAGCTAAAATGATGTTAATGATTGCACTTACTGGCGGATTATTAGGATTACCTGGTATGGATGAAATAGCGTGGTTAAGAGATTTAATAAGAAGTCGAGTAACTGGTATTGATAGAGATACTAGAGCAGAGCTTCGTAACATGTTAGTAGAAGTGTCTAATCCTAAAGTAGCAGAATTTTTTGAAAATGGTATATTTAATGCATTAGCAAATGTGGATGTCCAAAGAAGATTATCTTTTGGTAATATTCCAGGATCAGCGCAAATACGCGCCATTGTAGGAATGATGGGTATAAATACTGGGGCAAGAGCTGAAGAATTTTTAGGAGCACCTGGTGCTATCTTATTCCAAAATGCTAGAAACTTTTTTGGAGCTTATGATAGAACTGGAGATTTCCCATTACAGGAATTTTTATATGCAGTAACTCCTACATTTATTACCAACTTAATTAAAGCGGGTGATGTTGCGTTAGATGGTAGAGTTGAATCTAGATATGGCACAGTGTTAACAGATGATGCGGGAATATATGATGCCTTCTTACAAGGATTAGGTTTTACTCCAACTAAAGTATCTAAAGAAAGAGAACTTTTAAGATTAGAAAAATTAAACGCTGGTCAAAATTCTTTAGTACAAAGTAGAATGAATACTAAAGTAACTGCCGCTTACAAGAAAATATATAGTGGCATGATGCAAGAGGATTTTAATTTACAGCTGGAAGGTCAAGAAGATTTAAGAGAAATACTTCAAACATTATTTGCACATAACTCTAAACAAGACTTGGCAGGTCAATTAAATGTTGACGTACCAAGACTTGCCAGCGAAGCCTTGAAAGATTTAATAAAAGAATACAGGCTTCTAAAACAGGGATCTAAAGTAATACCTCTAAATGTTAAGAATGCTAAAGACTTAGGGGTAATGTACGATATACCCTAGCACATCCAAGAAACCCAATCTTTAGACTTCTTTTTAATAGGCTCATCAACTACTACAGGTACTTGAAAAGTTACGCCGTATTCTGGGTGGGTAAACCATAAAGCCTGTTGAGGTCTCTCTGATGTGAATCTATTTGAGTAGGCATATTCATCATAGCCTTTTGTGGAACCATTAACGATACAACCTTTTAAAGATATGTATTGGTGATAGTGTCCCATGATTACATAATCAATTGTTTTGTTTTGGTTATTGTATTCTTGCTTTATCTTCTGCACACCGCGCGCAATCGGACCAAGCATTCCCACAATCCCCGTGCCCCCCGCCACTCCGAGGCGATCACCATGTGTTAGCAGGTAGTTAACACCGTAAACTTTATATACGGTATCAAATCCTGTAGGTATTTGGAATTGGATTCGCTTGTCATTTTTAAAATGTCTAGCCAACAGATTGTATAACATCCAATCGTAGTTGGTTTTCGCGGCTTGCTTGTGGCGATATTGTTTATATGTACGAGAGTGGTTACCAAACGTACAAGGCACAAATACTTTACCAAATACATCCGCAAATTTACCTAACGCCCATGTGAGATTGTCCAGTAAATCTAAGACATGCTCAATATTAGAGCCATCATTACTCTCAGCTAGCTCATCATGAATATCACCCGAGATCATATCACCGCCTAACGCACAGATAATCCCAGGATATTTAGGATTAACCATATGGTTAGTGCATAGGTCTATGGTCGTATTGATTACGTTCTTGAATCTTCTCAAAGCAATTGCTCTATCATATTCATTGATACCATTGACCGCTTCTTTGTATACCACCTCGCCCCAGTGAAAGTCTGAGAGGAATATCGTTGGCACACCAGGTGCCCCCTTGGCAGGGGTATTCTTCGTCAACCATTTGGGTGATTTAACTTCATGCTTCTCTGCCTTGAGCAAACTGTCTTTAAGTTTTCGATGAGATAGATTCTCTTTGGCTAGTAAATCTACTTGCCTTTTCATATCACGCATCTCTGCGTCATGTGCATACTGCTGTTCAATCAATGCCGCCTCAGCGTCGGGGGGCACCAATGTGGGTTTAACCCCTTGCAGTTGTGCTTGTTCAATTCTCTCAATGAGAGTAGTGCGCGGGATTCCTAGCTCTCTAGAAGCCGCCGCTTTATTGCCTTTGTTTCTGATGACTGCATTAAGTGCATCAATCAGTATAGTTTTTGCTATTGTTTTACCCATAATTATCTCCTGTAGTGCGCGAATATTATCACGTTTTTTGACCCTTGTCAAGCAAATAATGATGTGGTATAATCTTTGTATGAAACTGACAGAAGAAATAAAGATAACAGCACCCATCGTTAAAATTGGTGGCGATGCAGTTAAAGTAGAAGCCCCCACATCGGAGGGTTCTTCTGAATCCCCAAATACTTAAGGAGTAAATTATGAAAAGTGGAAGACTGAGTCTATACCGAGACAAGGTAACTAAAAAAGCTAAAAGCAACAGTACCAATAAAAAGACAACAAAAAAATCTGATAGCAAATCTGGTAAAGCTAAATTCCAAGAAGATGCTCAGAAGCCAATCAAAGTCGCAGAGAAAATAAAACAAGATGCTCAAAATCGGCAAGGTTCTATTTCTGGCAACGCTGGCACATACGAAAAGAAAAATAATTCTATGACTTTTAAAGAAGCGTTCGCCAAAGCTAGAAAAGAAAAAGGCAAAGACTCTACGTTCACATGGCAAGGCAAATCGTACAGCACTGTTACTGCAGATGATGTTAAAAAAGCAGGCTTTAGTTCTTTAAAAGAATACTTAAATTCTAAAAAGAAAAAGTAATGCCTAAATTAACTGCCGCAGAAAAATATAGACAATTAAAAAAGCAGACAGAGGATGCTGGAATGAAGGTTACTGAAAAAGATGGTAAGATTGTAGTAACTAGAAAGAAGAAAAAGTAATGCCAATTACCAGAGCTAGTTTACCAAAGACAACTTCTTTAAAAGCAAAGAACAAAAAGAAAAAGAAGTTTCAAACTAAAGGTGCTAAAGATAGAGCCAAGGCTACGGCTAAAACAAAAGCTATCTTATCACAGCAAAGAGGAGAAGGATCTCCTCAAGGTAAAGTAGTAATGCGAGGATTTGTTAAAGCGTTATATGATAAAGTCAAAAACAAAAAGTAAATCCACAGTTAACAAAGCAGGCAACTACACCAAACCTGGTATGCGTAAGTCTTTGTTTAATAGTATAAAAGCTGGTGGAAAAGGTGGAGCCCCAGGACAGTGGTCAGCACGCAAAGCGCAGATGCTAGCCAAACAATATAAAGCAAAAGGTGGGGGTTACAAATCTTAGGATGGAAGGGACTTGTAAAAATTGTGGGCACGCTTGCCACTGCAGTAACTCATCCCAATGTCATTGCGGGTGTGCCAACTGCGAACATCAAACACAAAATGCCTAGCTTAAAGAAACCGCAGAAAAGTTTAAAGGCTTGGACCAAACAGAAGTGGCGTACTAAATCTGGTAAGCCATCTACTCAAGGTCCAAAAGCCACAGGCGAAAGATATTTGCCCGAGTCTGCGATCAAGTCTTTATCTTCTGGGGAATATGCAGCGACTACTGCTGCGAAAAGAAAAGGCAGAGCGCAAGGTAAACAGTTTGTGGCTCAACCAAAGAATGTTAAAAAGAAAGTAAAAAAATTTAGGAAGGTATAATGATCTGGTCTTTATTAGGAACAGTAGCTAAAGGAGCAGTAGATGTCATCAAGACACGTACTGAAACCAAGAAGCTAATGGCAGAAGCAGAACAAACGCACATCAGAAAGATGGCGGAAGGTGAGATTGATTTCGCGATTGCGTCACAAAAGAATATGCAAAACTCTTGGCGTGATGAATGGTTCACTGTCATCTTATCACTGCCATTGTTAATTGTATTTGGCGCTATCTTCTTTGGTAAGCCAGAGTGGATACAAAAATTAAAAGAAGGATTCGATACTTTAAATCAATTACCCGACTGGTATATCTGGGCATTGATGGCTAGTATCGCAAGTTCATTTGGATTAAAGGTATCTGATATCGCGATTAAGAAATTTAAAAAGTAATGTATCAAGTAGAAATATTAGCATATAAAATCATGAGTAAAATATGGAAGCTATTTGAAAAAGAAAAACCTAAAGATGAACATGAAGTTCACTGGGGTATAGGAGGCAAATAATGTTTGAAGAACTTAAGGAGAGAATAAAAGAACACGAAGGATTTAGGTCTTATGTTTATAAGGATTCATTAGGATTCGCAACCATAGGATACGGTCACTTGGTAACGAAGGAGGACAACTATGAA